TCTTTCATCTCTTCGGCCCAGGCATCTCTTAATTCTTGTGGGTATGCATCTTCTTCACGATCATCCCAGAATGAACCTATTGTATATCTTACTCCGCTTGTTATTAGAGTTACTTCATGCATATTGTTAAATCCCCCGTCGAATGCAGCAAGCATTCCAACTTTAGGACGTAGACTTATTTCTTGATCTGGGAACTGTAACATTCCACCTTCAAAATCATCATTCAGATATAAGAATGCTGCATATCTGCTTCTTGTAAAAGCACCAGAGTGTCCGTGCTCATCTGTATTATCAGAATGCTTTCTTGCGTATGCTCCTGGCTCCCACTTTTGTGTATGATATCCAATTTGAGAAATTATCTTTGGATCAAGATCATGAACACTTGCTACAGCATCAATAATTCCATTTTTTATATTTGAAAAAATATTAGGATCTAGACCTTCTTCAACTACATGGTCGTCACCGTCTTGTGGCAAAACAGAAGAATATGACTCATAAAAAGATATGGGCATCCAGGTAATCAGTCCAAGTTCTGCATGCTTATCTAAAACTTTAACAAGTTTTGCAGCAGTTTCTGCATCAATAAAGTTTTCATAAACAACAATATCCTTTGTTATTCTCTTTTTATTTTCTAGGTTCATTTTATCCTTCTTTCTTTTTCAGCACTATGCTTGTTTGGATTTTCGTCTCTAAACTTTTGCATAATGTCTTGTTGCATTTCAGCCCACTTTTCTTTACCAAATTTTTCTTCATTCTCAAACCATTCTGGGTCTCCAATAGAATACTTTGTCCAGTACATTCTTGAAAGATATTTTGGATTATTTCTTGCAGGCATAACACCATGGATATAGATAGACTTTTCAGACATTAAGAGTTCTGGGTGTCCTGATGGGAAAACAATCAGATCTCCAGCCTCTGGCTTATACATGTATGCTTCTCCATTTGCTATGAAGTCAATCTCTCCATCGTCATAGTTATCGTTAAAGTAAGTTAAAGCAGTAATGGCAAACTTGTAGCCTGGGCTTGTAATTGGCTCTCTTATATAGTCAGTGTGATATGTCATTGCTACTGGATCAGTAATGTCTGTACGATACCTTGCTATTGACGGACCAGTAAATACCCACTCTTTTACTGGGTGACCATTCTTATCTTTAGCATTTTGAACAATTTTATTTTCATCAAAGTCGACATTGTTTTTTAAAACATAGTCTTTTGTTGCTATATAAAAATTATTAAGTATTTCTAAAAGAATATCCTTGTGCTCTTTTTCTTTTTCTGTTTTTGTCTCTATTGCTTCGACATCTTTAATTTGTAAAAGATAGTCGTATCCTTTAAATGTTGGATATATATATTGTCCAAAATCTGACCACTTTGACCAAGGACTAAACAAACCATCAACCCCATCAGATTCTTCTAATGCCTTATGAATGAGCGATATATCTTTATAAAGATTTTTGTATACAAATACTTTTGGATATATCTCAATTACATCAAGAGGCTTAGACACTGTAGACATTATGGCTTCCTGTCTCCTGTGTGTTCTGTAATCTCCCAAAAGAATGGACAGGTATATCTTATACCACTCTTAATCTCTGTTACTCCATGAACATAATTCTTATCCCCTGGGAAAAAATATGCTGCTCCCTTTTTAGGCTTAAACTGTACACCCTGTAATGGGAAGTATAGTTCTCCACCTTCGTAATCTTCATTTAAGTAAAACAGACTTGAAAGATCGTAGTTTGGAAAATCGTTTGGAAGTCCAGCATCTGGTCCCTCATGCAGTTCTTTGTCTGCATGTGGCTTCTGGAACTGTCCTGGAAGCCATCTGACAATTGTTGTACCAGTAGGCGTAACCTTTACTTTGTAAAATTCTTCAACAATTGGCTTAAGTCTTTGAAAAAGTCCTGCAATTATTGGAGCAATTGCTGGATTATTTTTATCTAGTGTTGGGCTAGTAGCGACTCTATCTTTCCAATAGTCTGAGTCGTAAACAACGGTTCCGTTTTCATTTACATGGCTTTCAGTTACATCCCAAATAGTTATGGATTTTGCTGCTTTTTCTAAAAACTCTATTTCTTCTTGAGTCATAAAGTTTTCTAATTCAACAATCATTTCTTTGCCATTACCAAACCAGCCAGAAGGGGTCATTGATGGTTTTCTTTGTACTACTTTATATTCTTCCATGTTCATATTGTATCACCATTCATATTATTTTTAACTGAAAGTTTTAATGCTTTTACCTCGTGAGAACCAAGACTTTCTCCCTTTTCGTTAACAGCGTCTCTATACCAGTCTGTCCATTGTCCAGACTTATTAACTTCTTGCGCTGCTTCACCATAAGCCCTATTTGCGTTCTCTTTTGACCTATCTTCATCTTTGTACTCAAAGATTTGGATTGTAGTGTTATTTAAATTTGTTAAAGATATTGGAACAATTGTTGCTATAGGAGTTCCCGCTTTTATAACTACTCTCTGGTTTGCCTTTTTTGCTTTAATTGCTAATGGCAGTGGATTGCTATAGAATGAAGTACTGACTAGATTAGACATTGTCTCAAAGTCTTCACTAAAATAGTTTACTGGATTTATTGTCCAGATACTAACATCACTATCTGTTCTAAAAACCAAACTAGTATTTAAACTTATAGAGGACTGTCCTCTTCCAGCGTATGAGTCTTTTGGACTAAAGATTGTTACATGCTGGTCTGTTTGATCATTTATACCGTCCCACTCAAACTCAATGTCTTCAGTACATGAAATATTCCAACCAATTACATTTGCTTGGGTTACTGGGAAACACCTATACGCATGGTTTTCTGATGTAGCGTCCATCCAGTCTCTTTTAATAGACATGGGACTGATATCAAAGGTGCTTCCCTGCATTTTTTCTACTGAAATATTAAACACTATTCTTGGTCCCACTTTGGATCATACATGTCTGGAGTATGATACTTTTTACTATAATCTAGCATGGTTACAATTGAGTACTTTGTTCCAGAGTGTACTGGCATTGCCTGATGAGGGTACATGAAGTTGGATGGGAATATGTACAAATCTCCAGCCTTTGGCTTAATGTTTAATCCTTGTAATCTAAAGAATAATTCTCCGCCTTCATAGTCATCATTTACATATGCAACCAACGAAAGAGTACAGTTGTAGGAATATCCATGATCGTGGTGTTCTTTAAAGTGCTGTCCTGGACCGTACTTGATAAAGTTAAATGCCTCCCAATACTTCAGTGGCATAATGTTATAATCTTTTCTATAATCTTCTACTGCTGCATGCTGTGCATCATATACATCTTGCCATAGTGCCTGTAGATTTAGTGAGTCTTGGCTCTTGTCTAACTCTATATCTGTTTTCTTAAACTTAAAATCAACGCAGTCTCTATAGTCTGGCATAAGTTGCTGATATCCTACGTATGCTGGCATCCAGTGATATCTTTTTCCTTCTGCTGATAATTCTCCATACCCAGCAACTGATCCTAGATTGGACTCAAGTCTGTTTATTACATCAAACTCTTCTTTAATTACGCCTCTATAGCAAATGATTCCATTGCCAAGATCTTCTTTTGATGTCCATGTTTGCATTTTTATCTCCTATTTATATTCTCTACGGGACCAAACTTTTTTAACATAAACTCCTCCGTCAGGTTGACGATAGAATTTTGCGTTATCTACCATTTTACCATATATGTCAGACTGTCCTAAAATTTCTATCTTGTGCTCCCAGTTCTCTCTTTTAAAAGGAAGAACCTGAAGGTATGGAGTTCCAGCAGGAAGTGTTCCTTCCCAACCTTCTGCAATAAAAAATGGAAAACTTCCTAAAAGGTGAACCTTGTCAGAATCAACAACTCCAGTTGTATTCATAAACGGAAGATCAAACCTATTCATTGGAGTCATAAACAATGCACTATAGCCTTCTGGTAACTCTAGACCCCACGGTGAACTCCATGCAAAATGATATTGATAGTATCCTTTAGGGTGTTCAAACTGTGGCATTGGTGGTCTCTGAGTACAGAAGTCCTTATACTTTGGATCATCAATCGTAACATTAATTATGCCCTGAGAATTTTTAGCAAATTTTAGATCACAAGGAGTTTTAAAAACATATCCTGTTGCAAATGCATCCATGATTGCTGGGCAGGCTTTCCATGTTGGAATCTTTCCATAATCATCTGTTGTTCCTTCTTTTGGAAATGGACAAACCTCTTTTGGTGCTTTGTAGTATTCTCCGTTTGGCATTTTAGCAAATCTGTCTGCG